TACTCAGTGTTAGCGCCGTTAACGTAGCTCACCAGCTTGAACAGGGTGCCCTCAACAAAGTCACACCAATAGATGTTCTTGTTGGGGAAGGTCCATTTGTGCCAAGCGTTCTGCCTGTTGGTCAAAGAGCCACCAGAGGCTTCCCAGAAGAACTGATACACATACAGCGAATCAGGATCGTCCTTGCTCAAAGCAATCAAATACTGGTCTGTACGGCTAACAGCAAGGGAATCAATGTTCTTAGGGATGTATTTAGGAACCGTTTCAGTAATTACTGCGGTTTGACCCAGGTTGATACCAACGGTACGGTCAGTCGTAATAAACGTATGGAAACCAGTGAAGTCACCCTCTTTGACAGGGAACAGCACCTGAGGACCCACCTGCTCAGGCTTTACGTTCGGCTCCATGCTGATGGAACTAATACGACCCACAGAGGCTGTCTCAGGGCTGAATGTAACGTTGTCACCTGAGTACAGACGGAACTGGTTTTCGTTGGAGAACAGAACAAGTTCGTCCTGCTGCTGCAACGCATAGTTCAACACAGCAACGTCGTTACTGACAGCGGTGAGATCAATAGGATCGCTGTCTACAACCTGAAGGGCTGACTGCTGCCAGAAGTTGTAATAGTCTCCAGACTCACTCAGGATGACGTTTTCACCGCTGACAAACCCAAGGCGGTTTTTAAAGAACACAAGGTCGTTGATTGTGTTGTCGACAAACGAAGGACCAGGAAGTTCATCCTCATCACCAGCCAGTCGAGTACCCCAACCAGGTAGCGTGAAGGAAACAGTGCTGTCGGTGTAGGTTGTACCGCTAAAGGGCTGGAACGTAAACCTCACAAGGCCGCTAGCGTTCCGGTAGTAAACAAACGCATGGGGCATCGTGTTGTCGTCTAGGAGCCCTCTAGCGCCCCAACCAGCAGCCTCTTCCCACACACCACGTCCAAAGTCACCGTTGCTTGTGGTGTTCTCAGCGTTGAACGTCAGGTAGTACGAGCTTTGATCTGAAGAGCCATCAGGAGCTACAAGGACCGTATAGCCCTCCCAAGAGGTCGGAGGAAGCTCTGTGATGCTGGTTACCTGATTGGTAAAGCCAGACATCAACGTATTGCCTCGTGCGTCGTGAGCTACAAAGCTTTTGAAGTACCGAGAGCTGCTCGTAAGACCAATAAGAATTTGAGAGTCTTTAACAGTAAATGTCAGCTCGTTATTGATATCGCCTTCATCAAGACCATCGCCAATAGTCAGAGTGCTGGAACCATTAGCAGTGGCGTTTACTGCTGTACCAGCCTCGTTAACAAGGGTAAAACTTGCAGTACCTACAGAACCAATAAAAGTATTAGCGGGGATACCAGTACCACTTACAGTTTCACCAACAGCGATTAAATCAATATCAGCAGCAGTCACACTAGTAACCGTGCTACTGCCAATAGTGGTACTACCAGTAATTGTTTGAGTGTTGCTAACGAGCTTTTGAGCAATCGTTTCAGTACTAACAACGTTTGCGTTGCCGCCGCTGTCAGTAAGAGATGGGGTGATGTAATGACCTCTGATAACGACGTTGTTATCTAAGGTAATTGTGACGGCATACTCAGTGTCATAGTCAACCAGCTTGACCCACACTTGAGCTTTGGTGGGTCGATAGACAGAACTGATGCTACTAACGTTGTATCTGGTTAGCGTCTCTGCTGCGTCGTAGGAAGTTTCCTTTTGAACGTTAGTTACAAAGACGTAATCTTGAAACGACGTAGCCCTAAACCGATCACGAGCCCTACCAGATCCACGGAGGTAGCCAAGATTGGTGGAGGTAATGTTGGTAAAAGTTTGCTCAATTGGCACAACGGAAGGAAGGATACCGCTAATAGGTTCAACATTGGAGACGCCAGAAACAAACGTATAGCTTGACTCAACAGTCAGCGTTACTCCAGTCGTTGTAGCAGTTGCATTTTTGCTGAGAGTGATGCGAGAGCCAGCAGTATCAATATCAACAATTTTGGTTCCGCTAGGTATACCACTACCTGTTACACCAGCTCCGACAAACAAATCTGTCATAGAACTGACAGAAGTCACCACAGCAGAACCACTAGTAATGTTCCCAGTACGAGATACGGTACGGCTGTCGTCAGCAACAATGAGAATAAATCGCTCGTCACTACTGCGGTTGTAGACGAAGACCCAGGCCTCATTCCACTTGATGGGGTTGGTAAGGGTCAATCCTCCAGCGTTCTTGGTCAGCGTATCAATACGCTTTACAGGCACAGAACCAAGACGCTTTTTAAGACCCTCAACAAGATCGCAGTTAGCGTTTTCAAGAACTTTGGCAAAGCCAGGCAGCACAAAGCTGTCAGCTTGTTGGTTTACACCTTTATTAAGGGGACCAATGATTTGGCTAAAAAGTTCTCGTGACATCAGCGATCAAGAATGTTGGGACCAAAAGTAGTAATCACACGGCCACCATACATATCATCAGGACCACTGATGAAGTTGTAGTTCTGAGCCATGTCCTCAGTACGCTTCAGGGTTTGCAAAGCGTTCTTCTCATCATCAGCCGTATAGCTCTCAATACTGGCAGAGGTCACAGCACGGTTAGAGAACATCCGACCAGCACGGATCATAATGTACCGCCGAGCGGTTTCAGGAAGGCTGTCCCACTCCAGCTCCTCCACAATTTCAGCAACCAGATCGCTAGTACCACCAGTAACACTGACGCTAAGGCTACCCCTCAGGTCATATGTGTTTTTAAGGCGATCAAAAAGCCGAAGACCGCGAAGAACAAACCTTTGAGAGGGGTACGACAGCGGGTTAAACCGTACAGCCAAGGTGTTGCTAGGAAGCTGGGATTGGCCTGTAGAAGCGTCCAGAGGAATGGAGTCATATAGCATCGTGTTCCAAGACCACCCAGCGCCTTGAACCTCACGGCTAACCTCATCCAAGGTGCGCTCTGCAAGACTAGCGTCACCAGTTAGTGGTGGGTTGAGAGAGTTAATAGGTGCTTCACCAATAATGGCGAGCAGGGTGTTAACTGCACTGAGTTTACTAGTCGCCATTTATTGCAACAAAAAAGGGGAAGCATTTGCCTCCCCTCATTGTATTGGTAATTAACTAGAAGCTAACTACGAGTAATAAGTCAGTGACTCAGTACGGGTTACCGTCATGAAGCAGGCTGACTGCACACTCAGGACGCAGGATACCGTGACCCACGGCATAGCTAGCGACCATCATGGTCGATTGCGTCATGGCTTTGAACTCAGAGCCAGTCATCTGCATCGACACGTCCTTCAGAGCCACAGTACCCACAGCTTCCTTGGTGAAGCAGAGGCCAAAGCAGTTGGCGATGGAGGAGGTGTTACCCTGCTCATCTTGGAAGTAGTCGACAGTACCGGAAGCAGCCTGACCATCAGAGCCGTCACGGCCATTGATGTAGTTAGGACGCTCACCACGGGTCACAGCAGACTGGTTGGACAGACCCACATAAGACTGACCGTTGGTGTAGCTGTTAACACCCAGGTGGTTGCTGGTCAGCAGGCGGAAGCCAGCCACAGAAGCAACACGGTTCTGGTAGATAGCACCGTTAGCACCGCCGCCAGCGTTCCAGTCAGTGTTGATGGCGCGGTCGCTGTTCAGCACGTCGTAGTAAGCACCAGGGCTCAGGACGCACACACGGCCTTCCTTAGGAGCATCCTTCTCGTCCAGGGCTTGGCAAGCCTTGAACAGGTTTTCCACGATCAGGTCGCCACGAGCGTTGCGATCAGCAGCACCGTTCAGGTCGATACCAGTGAACGAAGTACCACCAGGCATCCGGTTCAGAACGAACAGACGCTCGCCCACTTGGAAACCAACACCAGTACCGGTACCAATCGAACCAATCGGGTTGATGTCGAAGGTAGCAGCGCCGTTGGTAGGAGCGGTGGTGATCACACCATAGGAACCAGAGTTCTCGCCATACACAACCTCACCCACTGCCCAGAAGGACAGCTCAGCGGTCTGGAAGTTGGCGCTCAGGGTAATGGTGTTGGAGCTCACGGAGGCGTAGGTACCGCCGTTCAGTTGGAATCGCTTGGAATCCCAATCTTTCACGCGGCCATCAGACTCGGTAGCAGCCAGCAGGGTGCGAGCCAGACGCTGGTCATAGGCACGAGCCAGAGCACGGCCAAGCTCGGTCGAGTAGATCGAACGAACATCCCAGTGCAGTTTGGCCTCGTCCAGGTCATAGATCGAAGCGTCAGCGATCAGCAGGTCATCAATGGTGATGATCTTTTCGCCAATCATGCCCTTGTTACCTTGACCGGTGATGAAGTCACCAGGACGGTGGTAGCGGCTGGAGAAACGACCAGTGATCGGGAAGCTTGCGCTCTTGCCCGAAGAGATGGTGCGCTTCATGGTCAGATCCTTGAAGATCGTCTCACGGTTGAAGGTCGTCAGAACCTCGCCAGAGAAGATCTTGAGGAAGTTAGAGCTTTCACGCTCAAAGTTACCGGAGGCGGAGCCAGCGTTAAATTGAACGCCATTGATACTCCCCAACCGGCTAAGAGATGCGTTGAGATCAGGCATCGTTAGTTAGGTTAGTGAACTGTTTAAGGGCGCTCGTAACTCAACTGTTGTTATCGCCTCAGCGGCAACAATGTTTACGTTCGCTAATGAAATATTAACCCCTAGGGCCGAGAACGTCGCTACGGATCAATTTGTCTTGAACGTCTTGGGTATAAGCAGGATCTTGCAAATACCGAGGATCACTCATAGCAGCCATAACTTCCTGACTGGAACGGAACACATCGCTGCTGCTACCAGACAGCTTGCCACCGATCAGTTCAGGCTCATAGCCAGAGTTTTCTTGGAAGGCGTAGTACAGAGACTGCAAAGCGTTACGAGCACGGTAGTAGTCACCGCTGTTCACTTCACGGTTGTAAGCCTCAAGTTCAGCAACATCGAGGTTTTCCCGAGCCCACCCTTGAACAGCTTCAAAGTTCTCTTGACCACCAATGCTTTCCATAATGGTGGATTCTTCTTCCTGAGACAGGACAACAGCTTCTTGCTGCTCTACTTCCTCAGTAGGAGATTCCTCAGCCTTTTCGTAGCCACTACGGCCACCCAATTTCTTCTCAAGCTCTTGATAAGCCTTAAGCAGCTCATCAGGAGAACGAAACTTGCCAGCAATCAGTTCCTCTTGTTGCTCCTGTTTTTCAGCAGCTTCAAGGGCTTCAATGTCTTGCTCGCTGTAAGGGCCAGTTTCCTGTCCCAAAAAGTTATCTGCAATGACTTCCATGATCAGCCGATACGAACGGTCAGATCAGGATAGATCCAAACAGGACGCTTTGCCTTAGCAGCAGCGACATATTGCTCATACACCTCAGGCTTTTTAGCCTTCAGGTCTTCAATGAGCAGATCCATCTTGGACTTAGGCTCAGGCTTTTTCGGAAGCTCTTTAACCTCAGAAGCCTCCAGGGGCTCCACCGATTTCTTGACTTGCCCGGATTGAGTCATTTTCAGCTTTAACGAGAGCGGCCTGTTTAGCAGGATCGTTATTAGGATCTTGCGCGGCCATTTGTTGCTGCATCATCATAGCTTGCTGTTGTTCTTCAGCCATTAGATCCTCGTCCGTTTTAATCAGTTTGTAAGTATCCAAACCGTCAGAGGCTGCAAGACGAGTAATCAACTCACGGCTGTTGACATACTTGACCATCGTTTCAGGACCAAGGGTTCCAGCAATGGTTTGAAGGAACTCAATCAGCTTGGCCTTGTCGTTACCACGTCCCAGAGCGTCAAGACCAGTGGTGATCTGAGGTTTCACAATGTCCTTAGGAAGCTTCGGAAGACGCCCTTGACGCTCCATGAGGGCCATCTTGCGATTCACAAGGGGAAGCTGCAGCTCAACGCTCAGGATGCTGTAGATACCACCAAGACCTGCTTCCAGCTCTTGTGCCACCATTCGGATCTCTTCAGCCGTAACACGATCTCGGCCAGAGGTACCAGCTTGAATAGCGCTGTTAAGCAGGAACGCAAAGCTCAGTCGCTGTTCAATTCGTGCAATGGTGTTCAGAGCAACCGTGAGGTCTGCCTGCTTCTGCATCTGAAGAGGAGCCACATCGTTTGGATTGCCAGCCACAATTGATCCATTGGCAGCCCGAGCAAGAGCGTCAGGGCGAGTCGTGCCGTTAGGGTTGCACAGGAAGATGATTTTGGCTGCTGCTGCAGAGCCCTCCACAATGGCTTTAGAGAGGTACTCAAGGCTCTTCAGGTCTCCCAGCAGCTCTTCGCAATAGCCACGGCCATAAGCTTCGTGAGCCACACGGAACATCCGCAGGGGAATCCAAGGGCTCTTATCAATTGGAACAGAACCAGGCTTACCAATCTGTTTGCCGTAAGCCTCTTGGTACCAGTTACAACGGTCAGCTTTGTAATCCCACTTGACGTGGGTAAACAGGAAAACAGTCTTATCTACAAACTTGCCTTCGGCGTCCTTAGGAGCAACCTTGCCAGGCAGCACGTCAGGGTTGACTTCCTC